CCCCGGTGAGGCGTGTCTTTGTGGTGGAAATCAAGCTCGCTTGAGGCAGGACAAGATTGAGCGTCTGATTCGGAGCAGTGCCAGTGATGGAAGCTGAAGCAACGATTCCCGGCGCGACAGAACCAATGGAAAGGGTATTGGATACCCCGATTGGGCCTTGAGGTAGACCGAAGTTGAGGACAGCGGTGTCGTTTAGGCCCGTGTTCGTGACCGTAGGGGTGGACCCCGATGGTAGGTTCGTGACCGTTCCCACGGTGACGAGGAGTGAGGGGTAGCTGACTCCTCCAGCAGGACCACCACCCGAAGACTGCGCGGCATCGATGCCATCGCCGCCATTGCGGGAGGAGACGAGCTTGCTGCTCATCCAAGCGGGCTTGATGCGACCCTTGCGCTCGGTCGAGTCCCGGCGCATGGCAGGATTTTTGGCAAGGGAATCGCTGTCCTTGGCAAGGAGGAGAGCCTTGTTGGCATCGCCAGTGAGCGGAATGGCAAGCTTGGACGCCAGATTGGCCGTGAGGAGGTCGATGAAGAGCGAGTCAAACAATGTGACATCGGTGACCTTGCGGACGTATTCCAGCGTGATGGCCTTGCCGAGCCAGACATCCCAGTCGGTCGTCCACCCCGTGGTGACGCCTGGTTGCTTGGTCGTTGCATTAAGGAGGCAGCGGTAGACGACTCCGTTATTGGAAACGGCATTGCCGACCTCGTAGGATCGGTCTACGACCCATGCGGGCGAGCCGGAATCGGCATTGGTGAGGACGAAATTGCCAGCGACTTCCCATGCCGAGTCGCCGGTGGAGTAGTCGTAGTCGTTGACCCGGAAGACGCGCAAGCAGTCGGCGGGGATGGCGTAGCGGTAGGACCACTTGTATTCTGGGCGCGGGAGGGTTTCGGTGACGGTCCCGCTTTTCATCGCCCACGTCCACGACCCGGCTAGGAGCAAGGCATCGCGCACCTGCGGGTAGAGCGACTTGGCAAGAAGCATCGCCTGCGAGGAGGGGCCGAACTGCTCGGCAGTCCCGACCCGCAGAATCGCTTGGCGGCAGAGTTCGTCCTCAGTGAGCGCGGTCGATGGGCGGTCCTTGGCGGTCGCGAGGATCAACGCCTTGACAATCGGGCGCTGCATATTGGCCGAAAAAACCTCGGCCATTTGAGAGAAAAGGTCTTTTGACCCGGTGAGCGGCATCGCGAGGTTCGTGGCCAGCTTTGCAGAAAGGATTTCGACAAAGACCGCCGGGAACTTTGCGGATTCGGTGACTTTTGCGATGTATTCGATCTGCGCGGGAGCCGCGAGATCGGTGTGGATGAACCCATCCACGATCTCCCACTTGGAAAAATTCTCATCCTCATCGATCCCGTTGAGGCGGATGAGTCGCAGGAAGTCGGAGGGAGCAGCAAACCGGCGGGCGTAGCCAAAAGCCGGGGCAGTGGAGTCAGCGGTTAGCGAGGCGAGTTTCCGGCAAAACTGCCAATCGAACTCCGTCTGGAGTTCCTCCAAAGTCTGCGAGTAGAAGAGCGTGCAATACTGCGCCTGTGCGGTCGCATCGGCGAGCGTGGTGATACGAGCATCACCAAGTCGAGCGAGGGCCAAGTTGCAGATTTGAACGTCCGTCATTGAGGCAGGTACAGAGAGTTAAAAAGTAGGTGGCAGACATTGTCCCGGTCTGCCAGCGGGGTGCTTGAATTAAGCTTCGTCGCAAGCGATCTCGACGACCTTCTTCTCTTCCATGCGGACAGCGGCAAGGCTGGCCACGGAGCGGATTTGAAGGGAGTGCGAGAGGTCCGTGCGGACGTCCATGTGAGTCTTCAGCCCACGCTCGGCCAAAATCACGCCCGACTTGACGTAGGCGTAGCAGGAACGAACGGTGGAGACTTTGGTGAGGAGTTGGCTGCGGCGGAATTTGAATCCCATGAAGGTATTCAAAGCCCCGTCCACCAAAGCGCGCACGCTGTTGTAGTCTGCCGATGTCGCCTCGACCGTGCGGAGCAGGTCTTGGAGTTGCTTGGCGGACACAACCATGATGCGCTCCTCTTCCTCGTCAATTTCGTTGCTGTCGAAGAGGTACTTCGCAGCGCGGAGCTTGGCAATGGTGAGACCGCTGTTGGCAGCAACGCCGGTTTCCACATAGTTGACAGCGACCTTCTGGCCTGCTGGCAATACGGTAGCCGTTGTGCCGGTCGTGCCTGTGAAGGCAGTGCCGCCGAGAGCGCCGATGATGATCGTGTCGCAGGTGCGAGCGTAAGCTTGAGCATGCGATTGGATGATCGGGCTAGTCGGAAGGACCACCTCACCGAGGAGTTGCTCATCGAACTCGTCAACGAGTTTCGCGCAGTCGTATTGCTGCGGGCGAATCCAACGCTTGGCCATCGTTTGGTCGCTGATACGGGTATCGCCAGAGCGATCCGTGATCTGCGTCATCGAGGTTGCGTCGATTTGGTTGTAGCTCTTTTCTTTGCCTTCGATTGAATCAATCGTGACATATTCTTTCAGCTTAGAATTCTTTTGCTGAACGAGGTGTTTCCAGTTGCTGTCGAACTGGGTTGTGTAGTGATCGGGGATGTTCGTGAGAACGCCGTTTAGGTTAGCCATTTTATTCCTTTAGTTGAGTTGGGTTGGTATCAGTCGAAACTGATGGATTTGTTCTGCTCCCTTCGCTCTCCGAGTGTCCCGTGTGGGGTCAGCGGCGGCGGGTAATTAGGGAGCAGGCTCAACAAGGAGGTGTCTGCTCTGACGGATTTACGTTTCAGCCCGATTTAGTATCAGTCAAAACATATTTTCAAAAATGTTGCGGGGCCGGGAGTCGAACCCGGAACTCAAGGGTATGGGCCTTGCAAGATACCTTTTCTCCACCCCGCGAAATTGTTATCCCTGCTTGAGCAGTCCGGTCACCAGAGTCGCGGCCTCGCGGTCGCCCTCCATGTAGCGTTTGTGCCAAGTGTTGTCGGGATTGCTCATGATGTCGTGGGCGCGTTGACGACCGGTCGCAAACTCCGTGCCAGCGATGTGGCGACCGACCTTGTCCTCGCTCATCATTTGAGCCATTCGTACGAAGCCGCGCACGACTTCGGGGTCCGCAAATCCCTGTGAGTTTGCATTGACTCCCGCGATCTTCGCGGCCTGCTTTGCAAGTCCGATGTTCTTGTCAAACTCCCCTCCCCACTCTTTCTTGAGGGTGTTCACTGCATCGACATGCTGCTTCTCAATCTGCGCCTGCATGCCCTGCATTTTGAAATGCTCCATCTTTGCGTGTTCGGTCACTAGCGCCTTCATCGCGGAGGGTGGGATGTTGTGCTTGTGGGCGATCTCAGCGTAGTTTTTGACATTGTTGTCATCCCACGTCATGCCCTCTGGGAGCGCATCGGGAGCGAACTTGTACTCGTCAATCGTATCGGGAACTCCGAGTGAACGACGAAATGCCGCGACCTCTTCGGGTGAGGATTTCTCATTCGGCACACCGAGCTTCTTTCCGATCAGCGCATTCGCATTTGCGAGCGCCTTGGCCATGTCGGGAACGCTCTTGTATTTACTGAGCGTGTCCTTGTAGGCGGCAGAATCCTCCGGGAGGTTATTCGTCCAACCATCGGCAAATGTGCCGTCCGGGTTGACGTAGCCTGTGTGTTGCGTTGCGGTTGTTGTCTCCGTTGCGCTAGGCGCTTCGGCGTTGGTGGCGGCTCCTGTGTCGAGCAAACTCTGCTCGGAGGAGGTGTCGGTGGTGTCTTCCATAAATTAGGTATCAGTCAAAACATCCCTACTTTTCGGGGTGGTAGCCGAGATGGGTCTCGCGACCGGCGTAGGTCTTTTGGAATTCCTCTGGGGCGTAGTCGCGAAGCCATTCGACAAGCTCGATGGTCTTGTCTCCGAGCATGGGGTCCATTTCGGGGCGGGGTGGGATGTCGGTGTTTTTCTTGCTCATTTTTTGATGACTTTGCGTTTGGGTGTTTCGATGTCGCCATCGGCAATCACAGGGCGGCGAAGCATCGTCTCGATGTGGATGAGAACGCCTCTCTGACCATCGCGAAGGGCGGCGACCACAGGGTTGAAATCGTAGCCGGGGAGAAAGACCTGCGAGTCGGTCGCGAATTGCTGCTTGATGTCCGCGATAATGAGTGCGCCATCCTTCGTATTGAATACACGGTGGTAGGCATTGGTGAGGCGCTGGCGCTCACGCTCACGCTTGAGGGCGGCAGATTTGTCTTCGGGAGCCATCATGCCATACCGGGGAGCATTTGAGCGATGGCCGAGTCTTGCTTCACGCCACCGACCTTGCCGATGACTGCGGCTTGACGCTCCATCTGCTCGGCCTGCGCTTGGGCCTGTGCGGCCTGCGCTCGTTGGGCGCGGGTCTGAGCGACCATTTCCTCATCCATGAGCCAGCGGGCTGGCAGGCCATCGTTGCGGGCCATGTCACGGGTGATCTCGTCGAAATCAAAGTTGTCCAGCATCTCTGGGCGAAGATTGGCAAAGGGCAGAAGCATCTCGCTGGTGCGAATGAAGGCGGCGTTTTCCAGCGATTTGATCGCCAGCGCGATCCGCGAGTTGTAGGCGACCTCTGGGTCTGGGACCATGCCGGTCATCTGGAAAGCCTCTGGAGGAGGCGGGAACTTGCCAGCACGCGCAAGGATCGCGAAGACCCGGCGAAGGAGCGGATTGAATAGCTCGGTCGTCAGACGGGCAAAGGTCGGAGAAAATTGGATGAGCTTTTCGCTCGCACGCTCGGCGACTTCGCGAGCGGTCATCTGCTTTTGGAGTTGAGCGAACATTTGGAAGAGGTCCACATGGAACGCTTCGTTGATCGCCTTGCGTTTTCCTTCAGCCCGCTCGACGCCGATGTCGTAGCGCCCGCCTGTTCCCCATTCCTTCGGGGTGGCCTGCGGGTTGTTCGGATCGAAATACGTCACGCCTCCCGCACGCAGGTCGATGTCGCCATCGAACCCAGCAGGGATGAGGATGCGCGGGAAGGCGTGAATCTCTGCCAGAGAATCGAGTTGCTTCTCTAAAAAATTGAGTTGCTTGCATTCGGGAAGCGCCGTCCAGCTTGGGCTATAGCCGTAGCACTCGCTGTTTTTCCACTTGAGGTAGCGGGTGACAAAGAACGGTTGCTCATCAAATCCCGATTTGAGGAAAACGTGCTTGGTCGCCTTCTCCACATAGACACTAGCGTAGGGCTTGTTGGCCCCGTCACGCTTGCCATCCTCGATCTCGCCCGGTCCGCGAGGAGATATGAGATGGATGCAGGTAAATTTCTTGTTGGAGTTGGGCTTCTCTAAATCCTTCCGCATCGCCTCGGTGAGCGCCTCGATGCCGAACTTGAGTGCGGCCTGCCGAGCCGTGATCTCGTACTCGCGGGAGAGTGTATCGACGTAGCCCTCGTCATCTTCAGAGATCGCAAACGATCCCATGTCGAGCTTGGTGAAGTTGAGTGAGTTGTTCTTACCTCCCTCGACAAGAATCGCAGCGGTCCCGAAGCATCCACGGTCCAGATAGAGTTCGTGGATTTCCGTGTAGAAATTGGATCGGCTCAGTTCGGCCTGCATGACCTCGGTGCAACGCTTGAACCATTGCTCGACCTCGTCTTCGGACTCCATCGACTTCGGAGGTTCAAGCGAGAACCACCGGCTTTCGAGTGGCGTCATCCAACTCAGTTGACCATTGGCCAGAATCATGTTCGCTCTCACCGCAGTCGCGTCGAAGAGTTGCGACTCATCTTCCGTGGTGGGCGATGTGTTTTGCGTGAACATGCCCGCCTTGCGAGGCATCACATACTTGGCGATGTCCTCCCAGAGTGACTCCCAAGTCGCACGCGCATGGACCAACTCAGCGTGCCGCTGAATGACCCTGTCTGCGAGTTCGGGATTGTTGCCGTTCATCGGGTATCAGTCAAAACTAACCGAGAGTGGACTGCTTGCTGGAATCATAACCCATCTGGTTGCTCTCCCCGGCAATGATGCTTCGGCGCATGCCTTTCCGGCGCTGCGCGGCGGGCAGTTGGTCATCGGGGGCGTTCTGATCCACGCGAGCGCCGGGGGCGGCTTTATTGGCCTCCATGTTGG